GGTCAGTTGAAAAATTCAAAGGTCTTATGTTCGCAATCGAACGTGATGCAAACGTAATTGCTCGTGACACACGCCGCGGAAAGGGTAACATCATCCTTTGCTCTGCTGACGTTGCTTCTGCACTTACAATGGCAGGTCTTTTGGACTATTCTTCAGGTCTATCTGATAACCTCAATGTTGACTCAACAGGCAACACATTCGCTGGTACATTGAATGGTCGCTTCAAGGTCTATGTTGATCCTTACATGAACATGGGTGTTCCTTACGGTGGTTCAGGTGCTTCTGCTAACCAATACTATGTTGTTGGTTACAAAGGTACTTCCCCATATGATGCAGGTCTCTTCTACTGCCCATACGTCCCATTACAGATGGTTCGTGCAGTCGGCGAGAACAGCTTCCAGCCAAAGATCGGCTTCAAGACACGTTATGGTCTACAGGTCAATCCTTTTGCTGAGAGTTCAGCTGCAACATCTGGTTCCGGCACAGTTGACGCCAACGTCTACTACCGCCGTGTCCAGATTGCCAACCTTATGTAAGAGTTGCAATAAAAATAAAAATAAAGGCAACTTTATTTCAAACTCCCACTTCGGTGGGAGTTTTTTTTGTCTACTGGAATTGATAAATAGTCCTGATTAAAGAGAAGGTATTGTACAACAGGAGTTAGGCCTTCCGCTCCGAACTTTATGAGGAAAATAAAATGGCAGCAATCTCTACAAGAAAATTGATGGATACTGATTGGCGTACTCAACACCTTATTGTGTTGGATGCTACAGCTAATTCAGATCAGATCATCATTGATAACTCATCCTTGTCTGGATGGGTTGCGGGTTCTAAACTAGCAATCTCAAAAATATATTGGACAACTGATAGTCCAGCAGCAGGTTTCAAACTAATCTTTAAAGGTACTGGTGGAACGGATACGATATTTAGTTTTACTGGTAATGGTAATTATGGATTTACTGGTGGGCAGCCAGCACTAATCTGTGACCATACAAGTTCAACAGCAGTAACTTCAGATTTACATTTAACAAATGCTGCTGCTAATGGTTCAATCTTTATTGAATGTACTAAGATGGCACTCAACGGATCTGGCTGGTCTGGATAATGGCAGCAACTGATCTAAGGGTCGGAGAATACGGCGGTAGTACCAGTACAGTAGATTCTGGTACTTCCGTCAATCCTCTATCAAGGCAACCTTCTACATTTGATTATTCTCAAAATAATCAATTTAAAATTTACTTGCCCATATTTCCCACAACAGAATGGTTTGTAGTACGAGCTAATATTCCTGGTGTTAGTATGTCTCAGGCATCACAATATACTCCATTCGTTGATGTTGCTGTAGTTGGTGATAAACTACAATATGACAATTTTAATATGTCATTTGTTGTAGATGAGTCACTAGAAAACTATATGGAAATGTATAACTGGGTAAAAAATATTGGATTTCCATTTAGTGGTGCAGATCAATTTAACAAACTAGAACGACCTGATAACATTGATAGATCAAGAAATTCTAAAATTAGTATTAAAAGAATGAAATCTGATACTACGGATACAGGTGCTACGGCCACAGTATCTACAAGTGATAGAAACTTATATACTGATATTCAAATGTCTATTTTGACAAGTAAAAATAATCCAGTTGCTAATGTGGTTATGTATGATGCTTTTCCTTTATCTTTAAGCAACATTGAATATAGTCAACAAGAAACTGATATTGTATATGCAACTTGCGAAGTTTCTTTTGCTTTTAGTTGGTTTGATGTAACACCATCCAAATCTTAAAGATAAATAGAATTAGAAGCAGTTAAGTTTTCATAAAAATAGGTTAGGGATCTTCTCACTATTCGTGGAAGCATATTTAAGTTAAAGGTTGACAACCTCTGACTGCTTCACCTTTACATTATGGATATATTATGAACATTGAAGAACTTTATGTAGAAGTAGAACGTGATTTAAAAATAGATGATACGGAATTAGACCTAGAGTCTATTCGCACACCGCAAATACACAACAAGTATTTAAAGTATTTTACTCAACAATCTTTGCAGTATAAGAAGTTGAATGATGACTATAAAGTAATGTATCGTATGAAGTGGGAGTATTATACTGGTAAAGCTAATCCAGAAATTTACAGAGACAAACCTTTTGATCTAAAAGTTTTGAAGGCTGATGTTGGCATTTATTTAGATTCTGATGGTGAGTTGCAACAACTTAGCCAAAAAATTGCATATACAAAACAAATAGTAGAATATCTAGAAAGAATACTGAAGGAGATTAATAATCGAAACTGGACAATAAGAAATACTATAGAATGGAAAAAGTTTCTTCATGGTGATTGATTGTGTCCACTTTTATTGAAAAATTCAATGAAGCATATATTCGTGTTAAATGTGATCCAGACATTGCTCGGGAATTGTCAGAGTTTTTTACGTTTGAAGTTCCGGGTGCGAAATTTATGCCGTCTGTTAGAAGCAAAATGTGGGACGGTAGAATCAGGTTATTTTCTCCTGGTAATGGTAAAATCTATTATGGACTATTACCGTATGTCGAAAAATTTCTCAAAGAAAACGAATATGAATATCAACTTTCAGACGACTTTGAAGAAAGAACTTTAATAAAATCTATTACAGAAAAGTTTGTAAGATCCTTAGAAAAAGGTAAAATGCGGGCCCGCGATTATCAAATCGATGCAGTTCATAATATCATTACTAACCATCGTGGTCTTATACTTTCTCCTACAGGTAGTGGAAAATCTTTTATAATTTATGCTCTTGTTAGATATTACGTTCAGAAACTTTATGATAAGAAAGTTTTAATTATTGTTCCTACTACAGGTCTAGTCGAACAGATGTATAATGACTTCGCCGACTATAAATGGTTTCCTGACGAACACTGTCATAAACTGTATGCGGGTAAAGAAAAGTATACAAAAAAAGAAGTTGTTATCTCCACATGGCAATCAATTTATAAACTAGACAAAAGATATTTTGAACAGTTTGGCTGTGTTATTGTTGATGAGGCCCATCTAGCAAAAGCTAAATCTATTACAAGTATTATGACCAAGTTGCATAATTGCAAATATCGTGTTGGTCTTACAGGCACACTTGATGGCACAGATGTTCATCGTCTTGTACTAGAAGGATTGTTTTCTGTACATGAACAAGTTACCACTACTTCCGAACTGATAGAAAAGAAACAACTATCACCTTTGCATATTCGAGTATTGGTACTAGAACATAATAAGTTTGATAGAAGATTGATGAAAGATAAGACCTATCAGCAAGAGATGGAGTTTCTGTCTACAAACATGAAACGTAATCAGTTTATTCGCAGTTTGGTGTGTGCTACAGAAGGTAACATACTTGTTTTGGCTCAGTACATTGAGAAACAACTGGTACCTTTATGTAATATGATTGTTGACCATTGTGGAGAAAAAAGAACAGTTCATCTTATCTATGGTGCAACACCCACAGATGATAGAGAAAAGGTAAGACATTTGGTAGAGAATGATGATAATGCAGTAATTGTCGCATCTTATGGAACATTCTCTACCGGTGTAAACATTAAGAAGATACACGCCATTATCTTTGCATCACCATATAAAAGTCAAGTAAAGATATTGCAAAGTTTGGGTCGTGGTTTAAGAATGTCTGAAGATAAAGATCATTTGGAACTCTTTGACATAGCCGATGATTTAAGATATAATAATAAAGATAACTATACATTAAAACATTTACAAGAAAGAATTAGAATATACAGTGAACAGTCATTTGATTATGACATTGTTCCAGTCAAATTGGATAAGAATAAATAGTATGATGGACACTAATTACAAAGTTTTAAAGCTGACGAATGGAGATGATCTTATCTGTAAAATTTTAGGTGAAGATGATAATAGTGTGATTGTAGAATGTCCGATGCAAGTATTAAAAACTAAGTATCAAAATAATGGCGATGATGTAGTAGAACATACAGGCTTACAAAGATGGATTAGTTTTACTAACGACATAGAATACATTATAGATAAAGAGAAGATTATCGGATTAGCCAATTTATCTCCTGAAGTTATGGTATACTATAAAATGGTATCTCGTAAAACAATAGAAGAAAGTGAAATGGATGCAATGGAATCTTATGGTAAAACCGATGAGGAAGTTCTAGAAAAGATAAACCATAACATGGATAAATTAGTTTCTATAATGGAAGGTGATGCTGAAATGGAAGATGAATGTAATGAAGAAGATACATTACAAAGTAACAAAGATAGAATACTCCATTAATAATGGATTCTATTTTCCTCAGCAGGGTACTCAGCTAGGGTATCATATAAATTAAAATCTGTCAATGGTAAAACAAAAATAAAGTTATCCTTGACAATGACCCATAAAACTGTTATTATTATAGATGTCGGAACAAAAAAGGCATTTATTAATGAAGAAGGTAATCTATCTTGCAGGACCAATTGCAGGGCTAAACAAACAAGAAGGAACAGCTTGGGCAACTGGCTCAGGTATAGAAGCAGGAGATTTAGAAATTAAACAAGTATTTTATGAATCTACTCCTG